AGATCGATCCCTTCCACCCAGTCATCATCGGTGAGCGCCATCACTGTTGGCCAGTCCCTATCAGCTTCAGACACCATCTGTGGATCCACTTCAACGAACAATCTTCCAAAGCGGTCCACACCTGGTGACGCCATGATCTTGCTGAAAGCAATATCCACCAGCTGCGACCAGATGAAGGAAGCCATGGACATTCCCTCAGCTGCATACCGCACGTCATTCGATGGATAGAAATCCATCGTTTCGATCACTGTCGAGTGCCAATACAAAAGATGCCAGATGATCCGGTCGAGAGTCATCAGTGGCATTTCTGACCAGCTGTCCGCAACGGTGGCGGGCTGGATCTGGATCGGGAATCCCTTCACCTTGTTCAACCAGTGATGGAATCCCTGCACAGTGAAATGGACCATTCCGGTTTCACGGTCCCATCGAATGGACTGCCCCACAATGCGACCAACAACAACAATGTTCTCGCGTCCTTCGATCGGACCGATGCTCTGCTTGACTCCCCCGAACCAGTCTTCAGCGAATAACACCACGAGTGACCGGTCGCGGATCTCGCTGAGACTGGCTTCTGCTTGCATAGTAAGGTCGAACATCCAGCCACCGGTATCATAATCTGCCACACATTGAGCAAGCTGGAAAACTGTGGCCGGTTGGTTTTCATCACGGTCATAGACGAACACATGCCTATAACCGGTTGTGGTTTTCCCATTGGCTGCTGTGACCGTGCAGAGCACACGATAACAGCCAGGCGCATCATACGTGATCGTGGGTGTGGCTGAGCTCATCCCGCTGGAAGAGTCTGCACCTGGTGCGGACCATGCATAAGCTGAGATCGTCGAACCATGCACCCATGAATCGGATGCATCGAATTCCACATCCACAGTTGCTTCATCGAGCCAGACAACTGCATGTGGACCCAACACAGGCACAGGGTTGAAATCTTCATGCTGATCGCTGTAGGCAACATCTACATCCATCTTCAGCGCGCCACTGTCGATCACTGCATGTTTTGCCCACAGGTCGAAGTCATCCACAACAGTGAGATAGCAACTGGATTGCCAATCGATCTGACTTGTCAGACCAATATAAAACGTGCCTGCAATCGGAGCCTTCCGGATGCGACACATTCCCAGATCGTGAGCTCCGGAGCTGGTGCCAACATAAAGCGTCATGCCTGGCTTCACATCACCCAACGTGCCAGATCCGGATGTGAAACCGATCGTGTGAACGTTATCTGTGGAGCTGGGGACCGATGCCAGGCGAGCGGTATAGACCGTGTTGGGAATCAGGACCGCAAGATATAACTTCGTCCACTGACCATCACTGCGCAGGAGTTCAAGTTCTTCACTGGTGAGCGCCCGCGCCATTATGAACTCTCGATTAATTCAAGATTGCGAAACAGGATTGAAAAATTCTTTTTCTCCCCATACCAGCGATCTTCCGGACTATCAGGCCAAATCATATTTGCAGAGTAATCTGCGTAGGTATCATCGTTCAACTTTGTGCGGATATACACAGCTGCAGAAGCACCTTCACAGAACTCCTTCAACTGGTTGCGCTCCTCGAGAGACAACAGCGGGAAATTCCAAACTGCCACCGGTGAGCCAGTGCCACGCTTGCCCCCGTTCCCTTTGTTCACCGTCCTGGCATAAGGAAGGAAATCCGATTTGGGATGCTCCACCGGCGTTTCCAGGTTGCTCAGGTTGGTCATGTCTTCGAGGGTTGCGCCGATTTCAAATTCAGGCATTACGCGCCTCCCAGAGCACCGATGATCGAATTCACCAGTTGTTCATTGTTCTCAGCGATCATGCCCTTCACCTGCTGAACGGTCAGTCCGCTGGAGAATTGCATGGTGATATTCTGCTGTTGTGTATTGTTATTGCCGAGAGGTTTGGCGAGCGTGTCTGAAATTGCATTTGGCTGGAGTGATTTCATGAGCCCAGCTATATAGCCTTGACCACTCCACACACCGCGTTGCTCCAGCTTCTTCGAGGGGGAATGTGCGTCCAATTGTGTATCGAACGTATCCAGAACTGCTTGCACTGCCTTCGTTGCAGCCAGGATCAAACCAGGGATGCCAAACAGCAAGCCATTTGCGATTCCAAACATGATGAACTTGCCCAGCTGTGACCAATCTGTTGAGGTAAACGCGTTGACAATGAACTCTCTGGCACGAGCGAATATTTCACGGAACCTAACTATGATGTCATAAATCGTTTGCAGAAATGCTTGTGCCGCCTTTTCCGGAAAACCAAATGCAACCGCTAAATCCAGAAGAGCTCCGCTACCATCTTCAAATAATTTAATCGCACCTTCTCTGATTCTGTTGAAAACTTCGAAGATGCCTTTTAGCCTGACAATGAGGGCGTTGATGTTGTCTCGCATGCCCAGGAAGTTGTTTTTCCATGCCAGATACACTATTCCAACCCATAAAAGCAAACCAGCTAGAATCGCTAAGATAGGTAACAATGCCACAATGACCGCACCGATCGCTGGCAATAGTGTGGCGGTGATCGTGGTTCCGACTGTTGCAATACCTGCGCTTAACGCTGGGAGAGTAATGCCCAAAGCGCCCAGTGAACTTGCAAGTCCTGCAATGCTTCCAATGGCACTGATTATTGATCCGGCAAATAGGATGACGGGTCCAGCAAGCGCAGCAAGTGCAAGAAAAACAATAATTATTCTCTGCACAGGCGCTGGCAGCGATGCTAATGTTTCTACAAGTTTCGTCAGTCCCTTGACCAAAGGCAGGATTACAGGAATTAGCTGAGCTCCAACAGTCTCTTTTAAATCATCAAATGCATTTGTTAACTGTGCCATCTTGCCTGCAGTGGTATCTCCCGCAGCTCTTGCCAAACCACCGAACTCCACTTCCAATTCATTCAGAATAATCTTTTGGGCTGATGCAATATCGTTCACTGCCATGAAAGATTTGATCTGATTTTCTTGTTCTTCAGTAAGTGAAACACCCACGCGGCGGAGCGCACCTACTCCTGCAATTGGATCGTTCAACGCCTTCCCTAACTGAATGGCAGCTTGATCTACACCACCAAATTTCTCTGCCATATTGAGCATGGCTTCGGTTGCCAGGGGGAAGACATCTTTCCCAATCTTGGTGAAGGTCAACAGCATTGATTCCCCAAGGATGATTTCATCATCTGAAAACTTCGTAACCTTCTGAAGTTCGGAAGCCATATGGGTAAGTTCATCAGCAGTCAAACCAGCTGCACCACCCGTTGATCTTAAGACCGCATTCAACTCCGCAAGTGCACTTTCAGCCTCCACTGCAGAGTCAATCGAGGCTTTAAAGAATGCGACAACAGGAAGGGTCACACCCAGTGTCATCGCTCCACCGATCTTTTGCATGGCTCCCCCAATTAAATGAGCTGCACCTTCCAGCTTTTCCAGATGCTTTATTCCATCGGCAACGCCAGATTTAACTCCACTGGAGTCGATTGAGACTTTTCCGTAAGCGCTACCTAATTGGATTGCCATGTGTCACCATGTTCCATCGGGTCTGATCTTGACCTTTCTTCTCACGAGCTGCTTCGCACTGCGAAATCCTCGACTTTTATCCATTGGCAAATCGAAGCCGGCGAAGGGTGCCTGGTTGCTGTTCACGTTTTGTTCCACGCGCCTGCCTACGATCAGGCAGGCTTCATCGAATTGCCAGGCTCCCAGCTCGGTTTCAAATCTAAAAAAATCACTGGGTCGTTTGCCATAGGCACTGGCTGTGTTATACAATCGCCAAAGATTTGTTTTATCCTTCGCGAAAGGAGCGCACCGCCTGGGCTTCACGATTGATGAAATTGAAAATCTCCATCTTATCGTCTCCAGGTAACTCTGCTAGTGTGATGTGCTCATCATCTGCTACAGATCCGATCCTTGGTTCCACCAGGCAGATTTCAATAAGGGTATTGAGCATTTGACTGAACTCTTCTGCACTTTTGGCGATGGCTTTCAGGTCAATTTCCTGCGCTCCATTTTTTGCTGTCTCCATGGCAATGTCAACGATGACCGCTGGCAATTTGCCAGTGAGCATCAAATCGGTCATCGTCACATCTCGAATCTTGACATGCAATCCGCTGGGCAGATCATGTTCGTGAATACGATTGCCACGCCACTGCGCCAGATTATTAAGTTTGGCTGCTTCAGATTGCATCAGGCTGTCAGTTCCGTTTTTCTTGCTCATGATCAGCTCGAAGGAACTTCAAGGTCTTGTTCTTCTTCGTTGGCAACAAACTCGAAGGCTCTGCCGGAAATCTTCACGCCCACTAGTTTCGTCTTTGACATGAAGAACTCACCATACTTGAAATCGCCCTTCAGACCTTCAATCAGTTTGGCTTTGAAGATCTTGCAATGGATATCGCCGCCTTCATCATCTACACTTTTCCCAAAGATCTGGAAATAGGGAAACGAAGAAGAATCAGCTTCAAGTGTGTTGGTTCCAGCACCTGGTGTGAGCGTGTGACCGGTCATAACTGAATAGGCATTCAAGCTGATGCCTCCGGCTTCCAGTTCGCCTTCACATCCGATCGGGATTGTGACGACTCCCTGCAATTCATCATCGCCTGTGAACTCAGCACTCATCACGCGTTCCGTAAAGGAAAGAGTGCGTGAGGCAGGCAGGTCTGCGGAGGTCTCGTTGTCCATGCTAACGAGCAAGATATCTCGCAAACCAAAGGGTTTTGTTGGATCTGCCATTTCATTACTCCTTGTTTAGATTATCTGTGGCGAACAGCCACAAAACGATGTGACCCCAGCGGGCAATCCAATGCCAGGTCTCGCTGTTGGTTCACACTAATTTCATAGATCAATTGCCATACACGGGTTCCGATTCGTTGGTCATTCAAAAGATCATAGGTCATCTCCATTGCTGGCTCGATCACGGTATAACCAGCGCGTTGATAAAAATAAATCGTGATCGGTGTTTGCACACTTCGTTCATAGGGTCCGCGCTTTGACTCTGTTCCAACCTTGATCAGTGCACAGGGTTTGAGCTCCCTCTGTGAATCGAAGGCTCCTGGTGTGTCCTGCCGGTTGATCTCTTCCACGTCGTTGAAGATCCCGCCGGTGAGCAGGTCCATCAGCTCATCATCCGCTTCGAGCGTGGATTTGATATCGTCACTCAGGCTCATTTCATCCAACTCTCCAGCTGATCGCTGAACAGCCACACAGCCAGGTTGATCGCATTGGGCAAAATAGATTGAGTCACATCGCCACCCACCAGCTCTGCATAATCGTCCATTGCGGACCAGCTCTCACCATTCAGCCAACCGTTCATCCTGGATGTGAATTCTTTTTCAGGCATCAGCACAGCGGTCTTATAGCAAAGGCAGTTGGGATGAAGTGGCAATTCGATCTCACCCACGTCATAAATCCCTTCCCCATTCGTGCCACCTGAAACAACATCATCGCAGATGTCTGTGGTGGGGTGTGCTGCGCTCAGATGAATCTTTTCATTCTCCACCCAGGGCTGGCTCATCAGGATCTTATCGGTGGCGAGCGCATGCGCTTTTTGGATCTCGGTCCGTGCCAGGCGTAATTCGTTATAAGCCACTCCGGACCCATCGCACTGATCGCCACGCAACAGGCCGGTGGTATCACCTGAAGCGATCTCGCTCTTCGTGCGACCATACAACCTGGTCGAAGTCCAACGTGGGCAATCCTGATTGGCTCCTAGGAACTGCTCCAGCTGCTGGGCGATATCCCAGGCTGAATCACCATCGGCAATACCCTTCATCAAAATGGACGTGATGCCATCCTGTGCTTCACGGTCCACTTTCCAGATGCGCTGGGAGAGATTCAGCGAGTCACCATAGAGATGCTCAGCTGCAGCGTTCAACAGAATATTCAACTGGGGATCGAACACTCCATCCTTCACAGCTTCTTCAACCTTTGACTTTTCAATTGCAGGAAGAACCAGACGTTCATGAGATACCGCCATCACCCCGAATGGGATCGATGCAGCTTCCTCGCGTGCCTGTTCGAACTCTTTGGTCCACTCTTCGAACATGTTGTTCCACATGGCAAGCAAACGAGTTTGGACCTGCAGTCCGCTTGCTCCATCGAGCACCTGATCTCTACCCGCTTTATTGAAGATCAGCACCTGTGCCTTCTTGCTGAAGTCCAGGATCATTTCGTGTGTGAGCCCAGTGAAGAACAAATGCAAACGCACCACCGCTTTGAACGAAGCCTGGTACATCCTGGTCAAAGGGATGGAATCCAGCTTCTCCAATAACCTGGTGGTTTTGGTCTTCTCAGTTAGATCGATGCGGTGCAATGATGTGGACATTAAATGCTTATCCCCTGCAACGACTTCGCAAACTGTTCAGCGCTGAA